TCTAGCCTCTAGGCCACAGGCGCACCAAAGATGGACCGCAGTTTTCCGAAAGTAGGGACCGCTGCGGTCCATCTTGTGTCATGTCGCGACTTCATCCTACCGTCGCGAACATGGCGAGGATTGACGGCGGAATCACACTGGACCAAGCGCAAGAACAACTGGGGCTTGCGATTGCGGCTCTTGCCGCTGCGAGGAAACAACAGAGTTTCGCCGTCACCTCGCCATCTGGTGGAAGATCGGGAGCGCGGGCGCTTCTGGAATCTCTCTTGAAAGATGTCCAGTTCTGGCGGCAGGAAGTTGCGCGTCTCCAGCGCGGAAGCTCCGGTCCCACGATTCGCCTGGGGGTTGCGCTGTGAAGACGACTCCCAATCTCATCGACCGTGCAATCTCGTTTATTAGCCCTCGCAGTGGCCTCCGCCGTCTCGCGGCGCGTGAGGTGTTGGCGACGTATGGCTCATACGTCGGAGCCCGCGTAGATCGTCGCGAAACGGCGGGATGGATACCCCGGAACGGAGACGCGGACGCGGATTCTCTCCTGGATCTTCGCATCCTTCGCGCTCGTTCGCGTGACCTCATGCGGAACGCGCCGCTCGCATCCGGCGCGGTTTCCACGGTCGTAGAGAACGCGGCGGGAACGGGTCTAGCTCTCCAGCCAACCCCGGACATCAACGCGTTGGGATGGACGGAAGATCAAGGCGAAGCCTTCGTCAACCAAGTGGAGTCCGAGTTCGGCCTATGGGCGGACTCGAAGGATTGCGACCTCACGCGGACGCAGAACTTCTACGAACTGCAAAGTCTCGTTCTCCGCTCGACGCTCGAATCCGGCGACGTGTTGACGTTGCTCCCGTTCGTCAGCCGTCCGGGAATCAACCCGTACCAACTCCGCCTCCAGGTCATCGAAGCCGACCGCATCTCCAACCCGAAAGGCGTTCGCGACGGTCAGACTCTCGAAAGCGGCAATCGCGTTTACGGCGGCGTCGAGGTCGATACGAGCGGCGCTCCGGTTGCGTACAACATCCTGCAACGGCATCCGGGCGCGATGGTTCTCAGCCCTGACCCGTGGGCCTTCGACCGCATCGATGGGTTCGGCGCAAGCGGACGGCGGAACCTCGTTCACCTTTTCGAGCGCAAGCGCCCCGACCAGAAGCGCGGCATCCCGTATCTCTCGCCGGTTATCGAGCGCATCAAGCAACTCGACAAGTACACCGAGGCAGAAATCCAGGCCGCGGTGATCTCCGCGATGTTCACGGTGTTCATCAAGACCGAGCTTGGCGAAGACGGTCCCGGCATGGTGGATACGAAGACGGTCTCCGATGCTGAGAAGCACTACCAACTCGGGACGGGCGCAATCGTCGGGTTGGCTCAAGGCCAAGAGGTCCAGATAGCGGACCCCAAGCGGCCCAACGCGGCTTTCGACCCGTTCGTCATGGCGATGCTGCGGCAGATCGGCGTTGCGTTGGAATTGCCGTTTGAAATCCTCATCAAGCACTTCACCGCGAGTTATAGCGCGGCGCGGGCGGCGATGCTCGAGGCCTGGAAGTTCTACAGAGGGCGGCGGGCGTTCATGGCGACCAACTGGTGCCAACTCGTCTATGAGGCGTGGATGTGGGAAGCGGCGGCAATGGGGCGCATCAACGCTCCGGGATTCTTCACCAACCCGCTCATGCGTCGCGCCTATCTCCTGGCGGATTGGGTGGGAGACGCGCCCGGACAACTCGACCCTCAGAAGGAAGCGCAAGCGGCCCTCACTCGCGTGAACGGCGGTCTCTCGAATCTCAAGATCGAGACCATGGAACTCACCGGCAAGCGTTGGGGCGACGTTCACAAACAGCGCGTGAAGGAACACGAGATGCGCGTCCAGGGCGGATTGGAAGCGGCGGTCCCTGGCGTTGAGCCAATCAATCAATCCACGGTCCCCACGACAGACGGCGGCGACCAGGAGAAACCGGAGAACGCGCAATGAACGTACTCGACATCCTCAATTCGCCGTGGGCAATCCAACCCGAGACCTTGCAGGAGATGTGCGCCATTTATGCGGCGCATCGCAACGGCGATAAGACGGACATCAAGGCGATAGAGGCGGCGGCGGGGCGTTCATTCTCGAACGAGCCGAAGCCCTACTCTGTGCAGGATGGCGTCGCGATGATTCCGATTGAGGGCGTTCTCTCGAAGCGCATGTCCATGTTCGCGCAAATCTGCGGCGGCATGAGTTACACGTCCCTGCAACAAGACCTCTCGACGGCGCTCAACGACCCCGATGTAACGGGAATCATTCTCACCATCGATTCTCCAGGCGGCGCGGTGGACGGCGTACAGGCGGCGGGAGACGCGATCTTCGCGGCGCGGTCGCAGAAGCCCATCGTCGCGTATGTGGACGGCAAGGCAACGAGCGCTGCCTATTGGCTCGGGTCCGCCGCGTCGCAGATGTATGTCGGGTCCGACACGGACCAGGTCGGCTCCATCGGCGTTGTGACGCAGCACGTTGACACGTCGAACGCGGAACACCAGCGCGGCGTAAAGATCACCGACATTGCGGCGGGTCGATACAAGGCGGTTGGAAGTCAACACGCGCCTCTCTCGGCTCAGGACCGGAACTCGATTCAGGACCACCTTGACCAGCTTTATGGAACCTTCGTCGATACGGTCGCCCGCAATCGCGGCGTCGATTCGCAGACGGTTCTCTCGAACATGGCGGATGGCCGCGTCTTTGTTGGTCAGAAAGCTATCGACGCGGGATTGGTGGACGGGAAGACAACGCTCCCTCAACTAATCCAGCGCATGAAGTCTCAACAGGGCGGCGCAACTATGGGCGCCCCTAACTCCAAACCAACGAAAGGAAATGCAGCGATGCCAGCAGCAGAACAGGAAACCACGTTCACCAGCGCCCAGTTGCAGACCGCGAGGGACGAGGCTCACAAGGCCGGATTTGATGCGGGCCTGACGCAAGGGCGCACCGAAGGCGCAACCACGGAGCGCGACCGCATCCAGGCGGTCGAAAAGGTCACTCTTCCCGGACACGAGGCGTTGGTTGCGGGCCTCAAGTTCGACGGCAAGACGAGCGGACCCGAAGCGGCTGTCCAGGTGCTCCAGGCGGAACAGAAGCTCCGGGACGAGCGTTTGAGCCAGATCCGCAGCGAAGCCCCGAATCCGGTTCCCGAGTCCACGGGGACGGCGGCTGCGGACGCACAGACCGCAGCGGGAGCGGCAAGCCCCGTCAGCGCGGAATCGAAAGCGAAGGATATGGCGAAGTCCGCCCGCGAACTCGTTGCGAAGGCGAAGGCGGAGGGGAAGACCCTCACCTACGCAGCCGCAGTGAAACAGGTAATGACCGCGAAGTAAGTTCCACTTGCTCAGCGGAATTCAACCAAGGAGCAAAAGGTTAAATGGCGAATCCTGGATTCATCAAGACTTACAACGCGGTCGCGAATATCTCGGCTTACACCATCGTCAAGCCCTCGGGCGTAAACGATGGTGAGGTCATTCCCGCCGCCGCAGCCACGGACCCTATCATCGGCGTCGCGCAGAACGTGGACGTGCTCAGCGGGCAGCAGGTCGATGTCATCCACGATGACACGGCGAACGTCCTGCTCGGCGGGACCGTCGCGTTCGGAGACCCCATCACGGCGGGCGCAAACGGCGTCGGCGTGAAAGCGGTCCCCGCTGCCGGAAGTAACAACCGCCTCATCGGCTTTGCGATGACATCGGGAGTGTCGGGCGACATCATCCCGGTTCTCATCCAGCCCGGAGTCATGCAGGGATAAGACGTGCCGGGTATCCCGCACGGCTCAAACTTCCAACAACCCTAACCCGAAAGGAAGGAAACACGGATGCCAGTTTCCACGATCAACACGAACCCGGCACCTTTTGTTATCCAGCCCCATCTGACCGCGATTGCCGTCGCGTATCAGAACGGGCGGATGATTGCCGACGCGGTTCTGCCCCGCGTCCCGGTCCCCGGTTCGACGTTCAAATATACGGTGTACGACAAGCGCGACACCTTCACCATTCCCGATACCAAGGTCGGGCGCACTTCCCGGCCCAACGAAGTCGATTGGCACGCGACCGAGCAAACCGCCTCCGTTCAAGCCTATGGACTGGAGGAACCCATCCCCCAGGACGACATCGACAACGCGGCCAGCACTCCCGTTGACCCCGAGATGCAAGCGACGGAACAACTCACGGACCTCATCGCGTTGGACCGCGAAGCCCGCGCCGCAAATCTCGTCTTCAACGCGAACTCCTACGCGACTCCGAACAAGACCACGTTGACCGGCACCGGGCAGTGGAGCGACCCCACCAGCAAGCCCGCGTCCGTCATCTCTGACGCGATTGACGGGATGATCGTCCGGCCCAACACGATGGTCCTGGGGCGGCGCGTCGCGACGTGGCTCCGCCGCAATCCGTCCATCATCTCCGCCTACAACCAGAACCTCGGGGCCGATGGCAAGGTTCCCATCGCCTTCCTACAGGAGTTGTTCGAGATCGACAACATCCTGGTGGGCGAGTCCTGGGTCAACACGGCGAAGAAAGGCCAAGCCGGGACGTTCTCCCGCCTGTGGGGTCTCCACGCGGCCCTGCTCTATGTCAACCCGGTATCCGCGAATACCAAGTCCATGACCTTCGGCATTACGGGTCAGTGGGGCGAGCGCATCGCGGGAACCCGCGTTGACCCGGAGATCGGACTCAAGGGCGGCGTCCGCGTCCGCGTTGGCGAGGAAGTGAAGGAAGTCGTTCTCGCGAACGACCTCGGTTACTTCTTCCAGAACGCAGTCGCGAACTAATCAACCGGGCGGGGTTCGAGCGCATCTGGACCCCGCTACTCAAATCGGATGGGACGGACGGAACGATGGCAAAGCACAG